CCGCTCTCCCGGGTCATCGGCGCGCTGATGGTCGCGGGGGTGGAGGATGTGAGCGTGAGCGCCCCGTCGGCCTCCGTCGTCATCGGTACGGAGGAGGCGGCGGTGCTGGGGGCGGTCAATCTGAGCGCGGAGGAGAGTGCCGATGTGTACTGATCTGCTGCCTCTGAACATCGACCCGGCGATCAACACCCTGGACCGCCTTGGCTGTGAGCGGCTGAGCGCGCTGGAGATCGCGGCGGACGAGCTGCTCGATATCGGCGATCCGATGCGGGTGGATGCCCGCTATCTCGACGCGCTGGCCGAGGAGATGCAGACCTATTTCCTCACCGGGGAGGAGACGGAGGATCAGAAGCGTCGGGCGGTCGCCAACAGCTTCATGATCCACCGCAAAAAAGGCACGCCGTTGGCGCTGGAACGTGCCTTCGACGCCTATGATCTGCCGGTGATCGTGCGGGAGTGGTACGACTACGGTGGAGAGCCCTACTATTTCGCCCTCGATGTCGATATCGAAGGGATGGGATTCAGCGCCGAGACCGTCGAGAGAATCACGGCGCTTGTCGGCGAGCTGAAAAACGTCAGATCGACGCTCGACTACATCCAGCCGACGGTGACGCCGATCACATGCGAAGCGTCGGCTATCGCAGTATCGTGCGGGGGAGAGACCGTGACGATCGCTCCCTATTATCCTGATCCGATCATGTCCGCCGTGATCGCCGCGCCGGCCGTGGCGGTCCATGCTGTCGATACGACCACAATATATCCTAAGGAGAGCGCATGAGCCAATACTACACCCTGGTGACCGATGTCGGACTGGCCAAACTGGCCAACGCCGCGTCACTCAACAAAAAGGTCGCCATCACCACCGTGGCGGTGGGCGACGGCGGGGGGAACCCGGTCACTCCGTCATCGTCTATGACGTCGCTCGTCAACCAGGTCTGGAGCGGCCCGGTGACGCGCTACGAGACCGACCCCAACAACCCGACCCAGCTCGTCATCGAGGGGTACATCCCCGCCGATGTGGGGGGCTGGACGATCCGGGAGGTGGGGATCTTCGATGCCGACGGGGATCTGATCGCCGTGGGCAACTACGACGACACCAACAAGCCGGCCATCGGCGGCGGCCTGGTGCGGGACCTGCTGCTGCGTACCGTGATCGAGCTGGGCAACTATGCTGGACAGGTGACGATCGAGATCGATCCGGCGATCGTGCTGGCGTCGAGGCAGTGGGTCGACGAGGAGCTGGGCAAGCACAACGAGGACCCGACGGCCCACCCCGATAAAGCCTACAGCGATCTGAGAAATGTAAGTGATTTGTCCTTTTTGAACAAGATCAAAGCAGTCGACGGTTCTCAAAGTGGACTTGATGCGGATCTAGTTCGTGGCCTCCCCGCCAATTTTTGGGCCATGAACGGGACGGTTGGTGTGCAGGATCTGCCAAGTGGGATACGTATTGTATGGGGGAATGGGAACTTCGACGCCTTAGACGGCGATTCCGGGACGTACAACCCCTTCCCGATCGCCTTTCCAAGCATACCGTTCCAAATTGTTGCGATTGATGTGGGGATCGGTTGCAACTCTCTTGGGGCATGGATCGATTCGCGTTTTGGCTTCCGTGTAGCCGGCAGGTCCGGCATGTCTGGCAATGGGGAGTACGCAGACACAGCCATCCAATATATAGCAATAGGGAGGTGGCAATAATGTACGCATATATTGATGACGCAGGAGATATTCTCGGCTTTGAAACAGAACCGATTGAGAAAGAGACGTGCGTAGAAATCAGCGATGAGATTTGGGCGTCCCATATTTCCGGCGAGCACTATCGCTACATCAATGGAAAGTGGGTCCCCAAGCAGCCAACGCCAGGAGAGGAAAAGCGAAAAAGTAAACGCGCTGTAAACGATATGGCTGACCGCAAGACCGCCGCCGCCAAAGCGTACCTTGCAGGAAAAACTTATGTCTCCCCAGAGCAGCAGGACCGATATGCGCGCAAATACGATGTCGCAAAAGCGTATCTCGGTACTAAGGACGATCAGCTCAAGGCCCTGCTGACCCCAGAAGCCGACGGCGCGGGGATGAGCGTGGACGACCTGGCCGCGCTCATCGTGCAGATGGGCGATCAGTGGCGGCAGGCGGTTCAGGCCTATGCGGTGATGATCGACGGTGCGAGAGTAGCGCTCAACAGGCTCATCGATGCCGGGAAGCTCGAAGGGGTGCGGACGGCACTCGACGAGCTCGGCGCTCTGGGTGCGGACGCCACTCCCGACGAGATCAAGGCGATCATCGACAAAGCGGCCAAATCATAACAAGGAGCACACATGAAGATCAAACTCAAAGCCCCGTTCAGCCTGAACGGGGAGCGGCTGGAGGCCGGGGAGCACGAGCTGCCCGAGAGGATCGCCAAAGCGCTGATCGCGCGGGGCGTAGCTGTGGAGGTGAAGCCTCCCAAAAAAACTAGAGGAGGCAAGTGATGGATCTTAATTTCGGCATCAACGGTAGCATCGCCGTCGAGGCGGCCCGCCCGGTCGTCGTCGATACAAAGACCCCCATCGGGGTAGTCATCCCCATGGGGGCGAGCGCGGAGCTGACCTACTACAACGGGCCCAAGGCGTGGAAAGAGTACCTGGAGAGCCAGGGCAAGACGAGCGACGATCTGGTCTATCAGACGGCGGCGGCAATGGAGCTGCAAAACGTCAACGCGAAGATCATCGTCGCCTACGTGGCCGAGGACGCCGACGCGGCGGCGCAGAAGCAGAACATCCTGAGCGGCCTGGACCTGCTCAAGTCGTCCCCATACGACGACCGGGTGTTGGATCGGCCCGACCTGATCATCGTGCCCCAGTACTCCTACGACACCGACGTGGCGGCGAAGATGGACAGCGTGGCGGCGAAGCTCCGGGCGACGGGGATCGTGGACGTCAACGCCAAAGGCGAGGCCGAGGCCACGGCGTTCGTGCAGAATTTCGGCACCCGCTACCTGCTCTTCTACCGGGGCCGCTCCAAAGCGGAGGGCAAGCTCTATCCCACTTCGGCCCTCATCGCCGGGCTTATCGCCTACTGGGACGCCGGCGGAGACAACGGATACGACGAGTTCGGATATGCCAGATCCCATAGTAACCGGATCGTCAAGGGGGTCTCCGGCTCCGAGGTGCCCATCGAGTATTTTGACGGCCAGGACTGCGAAGCGAGACGCCTGCGCCAAAAGGGCATCGGGGCCATCGTGCAGGATATCGGCTGGCGAAGCTACGGTTTCGAGACCACCGACATCGACCCCATCTGGCAAAGCCTGGAGCGGGTGCGGACCTTTTACCGATGGCTCGATGCCATCATCAAGGCCAACAAATGGGCCCGCGACCGCAGCGCGGATCAGCTGATCTGGGTCAAAAAGACCTGCAGCGAGTTTTTCAAGAAGCTCACCGGGGCCAACATCGCCCTGGGCTACGAGATTTACCTCGACCCGAGCCGCTGCGACGTGACCGCCGGGAAGTTCACTTTTGTGATCAAAACCACAAACATGCCTCCGATCCGCGAGCTGAACTTCGAGCTTGTCTTCACCGACCAATACAACGACGCGCTGATCAACTGGATCAACGCCGCATAAAGGAGCAAACATGGAAAGAGGGAATCTCAGAAGCGTCCTTCGCGGGCGCAACGTCTTCGTGCAGGGGATCGGCTTCGTCGGGACCGTCGGCGACATCGAGCCCCCGGTGGTCAAGTTCAAACAGGCCGAGGACGGCAACCTTGGCCGCAACGTGGATAGCGGCCTGCTGGAGCCGATGGAGTGCAAGCTGACGATCTTTGACGTCAATCAGGTGATCTTCGAAGCGGTCGGCAAGCGGCTGGGGGATCTGGCGAGCTTCGTGATCAAGAGCTCCATCGTCGCCGGCGGCAAGGAAACCCCCGTTTATTTCGAAATCGGGGCCCAGGTGACGGAGCAGGAGTGGGAGAACATGAAGGAGACCGCCAAGGAGACCGGCATCAATCTCACCCTCTCCGTGATCCAGTACAAGCTGGAGATCGACGGCAAAGAGCACTACGACATCGACGCCGACCGCTACATCTGCAAGATCAACGGCAAAGACCACTTCGAAACCCTGCGCAAGCAGATCATGTAAGGAGGCTGGATGACAAAGATCGAACTATCAAACGGCAAGACCGTCGAGATGCGGGAGATGAAGGTCCGGGACGTCCGGGCGGTGTCGAAGATCGAGGATGACGCGGAGCGGGAGTTCGCCCTGGTTTCCAATCTGACCGGGCTGAGCCCAGAAGAGCTGGATGATCTGCCCTGGAGCGACTACGTGAAGCTCCAGACCGCACTGGCGGAGATGGGAAAGTAGCGCCCTGGGGCGACATGCTCCGGGCCATCGCGCGGATCGCGTCGGTGCTCCGCTTCGGCTATGCCGAGATGCTGGAGATGCCGATGAGCGATTTTTGGGAGTTTTTCGAGATGAGCGAGGTGGAAAATGCGTAACATGAAGCTGGGGATCGTCATCACCGCTACCAACCGGGCCGGGGCTGCGCTCGGCGCGGTGGAGAAGCGCATCGATTCCCTCCGCCGCCGCTCGATGAAGGTCGGCAAATCCATGACGGTCCTAGGGGCAAAGTTCACCGCCGGCGGGGTGGCTATGGGGTACGCCCTCTCCAAGCC